CTGTACGTCCGGCCCGGCGTCCTGCGGCCGGTCGCCCTGATGGACGGCCACGACTGGGACATGGCTTACAACATGCTCCACACCCGGGCGCAGGGCGCGATCGACGCGGCGGAAGCCGACCTGGCCGCGTTCGACGGCGCCTACGGCAAGGTCCGGCCGCTCCTGACCGGCGACCTGACCACCGCCGACGTCCTCGGTGACCTCGAAGACGGCGCCGCCGCCGCCCCCTGACATGCGGAAAGCGCCCCGCCGACCCCGGCGAGACGCCTCCGCAACCAAGTAACCCGCCCCAACTATGACACCAGGAACCCGGAATGGACAAGCCAGACACCCCCCCGCCCCCCGCCGGCCACCTCGGCCGTGCCCGCGACCGCACCCAGGCCCCCGCCCCGCTGGCGCCCCGCGCAGCCGGCAATGAGCCGGACTGTGCTGCCGAGAGGGCGACCGCGGGCGGCCGCCTCACCTGCCTGGCCGCCCGGGGCCACGCCGGGGACCACGTCCCCTACGGCGGCGCCCGCGACGACGAGGAGATGCGCAGGTACACCTGGCCGCAGGACCCCGGGGCCGCCCCGCCGGGAGCCGGCCCGGACTCCCGCGTCGCTGCGCAGGACCCGGCCCCGGTCAACCGCGAGCTCAGCACCGACTGCTGCCCCGGCTACGCCACGGAGCTGGACGGCACCGAGACCGACGGCCGCGCGAACCTGGCCGAGGCCCGCCGCGTCCCCACGTACACCTGCCCGGACTGCGGGGGCACCGGCACCGAGCCGACGCACTGGCCGCCGTGCTGGCGGCTGTACATCGGCTCGCGGCTGCGCACCGCCCCCGCCGTCACGGAGGCCCGCGCGGCGCTGGCCGCCTACGACGAGCTGGCCGCCATGTCCCGGCTCAGCAGCTACGACTCGGCCCGGTTCCTCGCCGCGCAGGCGCTGCTCAGCCACCAGCTCCGCGCGGTCCTGGCCGCGGTCGATGAGCAGGCCGGAGCGACGTCATGACCGCCGACGACACCCGCGCCGCGTACATCGAGGGCCTCCTCCAGCTCGCCGGCGCGCTGGAGGAGCACGAGGAGATCCAGCTGCCTTCCGACGGCTTGACCCTTCCCCTGGGCTTCACCTTCTGGGGCGATGACGCCCGCGGCCGGCTGGCGGCTACCGCCCGCGCGCTCCCGTGCCCGTCATGGGACAAGACCGTCAGCGAGAGCTTCATGCGGATGGCCGGCAAGCTGGCCGGACTCAAGGTCGAGCTGGTCGCCGAGCGCGACGCCGTGTGCACCCGCGTGGTGACCGGCACCGAGGAACGCGAGGTGGAGAAGGTCATCACCCCGGCCGTGGTGGAGAAGGTCACCGAGACCGTCGATGTCGTCACCTGGGATTGCCAGCCGGTTCTTGCGCCGCGCGAGGTGGCTCATGGCTGACGGGATCACGCTGGGTTACCTCGGCCCCGACGCGTGGCTCTACTTGCGGTACCTGTGCGGCGGGCAGGGCCGCCGCCTGGACTCCGGGGCCGCGCTGGCCCACGCCCGCGAGTGCGCGGCGTGCACCGGGGCGCTCACCGGCATCGCCGCCGGCGGTGCGCCCGCTGCCGTGGTGGCGGTCACTTCCCCGGCCGCCACCGCGGTCATGACCGCGCTGCTGCCGGAGGTGGCCTGACATGGCTGGCCCTTACTGCCGCTTCTGCGGCCAGCGCTGCTTCGTCCTGCGCGTCATCCCGGACGGCCCGTCGCTCATCCACGCGCTGCTGCGCCGCTACGGCGGCGAGGCTGAGATCACGCCCGGCGAGCTACGGCCGCAGCCCTGCCCGTGGCTGACGGTCGAGGCCCGCGGCGACGGCGGCATCCTGGTGCGTGCCCGGTGACCGGCCCGGACCCCCTGAGCCGCCCGGGCCCATGGGCTGTCCTGCTGGTGCTGGCCGCCCTGGCCCTGGCAGGTGCCCGGTGACCCCCTACTGGTCGGACGGCGACGTCAGCCTGTACCTGGGCGACTGCATGGAGGTGCTAGCCGAGATGCCCGGCGCCTCGGTCGATGCCGTAGTCACTGACCCGCCGTACGGCCTGGAGTTCATGGGCCGCGAGTGGGACAGCTTCAAGCCGTCAGGTGCTCGCCTGCGGACCCGGGCCGATGCCCGCACCAACCCGGCCGTGGGCGCGTCGGTCGTGACCACGCCGGAGTCCTACATCGCCGGGCAGCCGTTCCAGTCCTGGTGCGAGGCGTGGGCGGCCGAGTGCCTGCGCGTCCTCAAGCCGGGCGGCCACCTGCTGGCGTTCGGCGGGACGCGGACCTATCACCGGCTGGCGTGCGGCATTGAGGATGCCGGGTTCGAGGTCCGCGACAGCATGCACTGGATTTACGGGTCGGGGTTCCCGAAGTCCCTGGACGTGTCCAAGGCCATCGACAAGGCAGCCGGGGCAGAGCGCGAGGTCATCGGACGGCGAACCGACAGGGCTGCGACGCCCACGCAGGCATGGCCGGTCAAGTTCTTCGCCGGCGATCACAGCGGCGAGTACGACGCCTCAGCCATCACCGCCCCCGCCACCGATGACGCGGCCCGCTGGGAGGGCTGGGGCACGGCGCTCAAGCCCGCCCACGAGCCCGTCATCGTCGCCCGCAAGCCCCTGGCCGGGACGGTGGCCGGCAACGTGCAGGAGCACGGCACGGGCGCGCTCAACATCGACGGGTGCCGGGTCGCCGGACCTAAGCCGACGCCATTTGGCTCGCCTCGCAAAAGTGCCGGCGGAATCATGAACGGCACGGGAGAGCCCCGCGAGCAATCCGAGGCGCACGCCGCCGGCCGCTGGCCGCCGAACGTCCTGCTCGGCCCTGACGCCGCCGCTGAGCTTGACCGGCAGCGTTCGGGCACCCGCGCGGCGAAGCCGAGCAGGACAGGCGGCGCGGGCCGCGCCAGCGGCAACGGAATCTACGCCAGCGGCGAGGGCCTGCCGAGGGATTACGAATGCATCTCCCGTGACGACTCCGGCGGCGCGTCCCGGTTCTTCCCGGTGTTCCGCTACGAGGCCAAGGCCGCCAGCAGCGAGCGCCCGCGCGGCGGCGACGGAACCGCGCACCCCACCGTCAAGCCCGTCAGCCTCATGGCGTGGCTCATCCGGCTCGTCACCCCGCCCGGCGGGACCGTCCTCGACCCGTTCGCCGGGAGCGGCACCACCGCTGAGGCCGCCGTGGTCGAGCGGCGCCGCTGCATCCTGATCGAGCGTGACCCGGCCTACGCCGGCCTGATCATGACCCGGATGCGCAGGCCGATGCAGCCCGGCATGTTCGACCTTGAGGACGGTGCCCGGTGACCGGCCCCGGCCCGCTGAGCCGCCCGGCGACCCCGGCGGAGATAACCGCGATCGAGAAGCAGGCGGCGCAGGCCCTGGCCCGCCTGGACGTGTACATAGCCGTCGTGTCCGCGTGGCTCAGGCAGTCGCTGCCGCCGCAGACCGAGACGGTGACCATGAAAGGAGACCTGCTGTGACCGCCATGGACACCATCGCTGAGCGTGTCGCACGCGGCGCGGACTGGCTGGACGGCAACTCCCCAGGCTGGCAGGAGCGCATCGACCTGGGACGCCTCGACCTGGCCAATGCGTGCCTGTGCGTCCTCGGCCAGGTCTTCGCCGAGGCAGCCGAGGCGGATGAATACGCCGGCGACAGCTACTACTGGGCTCAGGACGAGCTGGGCGTGGACCCCCTCTTCCTGGGCTTCGACCTCACCACGTCCGAGGTCAGCGTAGAGGCGTGGCAGGCGATCGACGCTGAGTGGCGCGCCCTGATCGCTGATCGGCGGGTGGCCGCATGACCGCCCCCACCATCGCTGAGCGTGTCGCCGCCGGCGCCGCGCTGCTCGACGAGCGCGAGCCCGGCTGGGCTGAGCGCCTCGACCTGGACAGGCTGGACATCATGTCCTCCTGCGACTGCGTCGTCGGCCAGCGGCACGGCGGCTACGGCGCCGGCCTCACCGCCCTCGGCCTCGTCGAGGAGAGCTCCGCCCGCGACGTCGAGCTCGGCTTCCACTGGGGCGCCCGGTTCGAGGACATCGACCCGCTGAACGCCGCGTGGCGCGCGCTCATCACGGAGCGGCGGGCCGCCGCGTGACCGCCATCGTCCTGTACGCCGTGATCCTTGCCGCCTACGCGGCCGTGCTCCTGGCCCGGTCCCGTGCCGGGCGGAGGCTCCCGCCGCCGCAGTACCCGCCGTCCCGCGAGGCGCTCACCGCCGCGCGTGCCCGCGTCGCCCGCGAGGGGAGGCGGTGGCAGTGAAAAACACCATGATCATGGAGAGCGGAGACGCGGGCTTCGGGTACTGCTGGTGCCACGCTGGCCACAACCTGGGCGTGGGAGCTGACGGCCTGGACGGGCTGTGCGGCGTATGCCGGGGGCGCAGCCCTTCCGCCTGCCAGCGCGCCCACGAGAAGACCAGCGCGGCGGTGACCCAGTGACGTGGCTCATGATCCCCCTGGCCGTCCTGGTAGTGGCCGTGGCCGTGCTCACGCTGCACGGCGCGTTCCGCCGGCACTCACCCAGCCACGCCGGACCGCGCCACCACGGCCACAGCGAAGGGTGGGACAGCGGGCAGGACGGCCCTGCGCCGTGGCTGGAGGGCGGCACGATCATCGTGCACCCGCCGTCGCCGCCTGACGCCGGGGCCGCCGCCCGGATCCTGGAAGACCTCGGACTGGACATCGGCGACCCCCTGCCGTCTCCAGCCGAGATCCGCTTCTACCGCGAGTTCGTCGACCCCGTCGACGGCGAGCCGGGCGGGAGCCGGGCGG